TCTTCTGCGACTCAAGTATTTTGACCCTTTTGGAGAGTGCCGGCGAGAACCTGATCATGTCGACAGATACATCAAACACAATTTTTGCCTGGTTACGATCCGCGGCGCATCCATAGATCTCTGCTCTTTCCTCGCCGTCACCGCAGAGGAGAAGCAATGCCACTGCTGCGGCAAGCTCGCTCTTACCCTGTTTCTTCGGTATCTCGATATATGCCGTATTGAACTGTCTGTATCCGTTCGGTTTAAGCACACCGAAGATATCCCGGATTATCTGTTCCTGCCAGTCGATAAGCTCAAAAGGCTTGCCTGCCCATGTGCCTTTGGTATGGCACAGGCTCTCTATGAACATAACGGCAAAGTCGGCGGCCTCTTTGTCATAGTGCGAGGTCTTCGCCATAAACTTTGTCGGCTTGTACTTTTTAAGTTTTCTCAATTCATCACTTCCCCCATAAGAAAAAGCACACCCGTTATGGATGCGCTCTTTCAGCTGTTTTTATTTCCGATTTACAAGTTGTATTTATTCCTGATTTATTCTCCCGTGGATGATCTCCAGTATCTTATCCTGCTCCCCGGAAGATATCCCTAAGCTTTCAAGTGCCTCTCTTGTTCCGCAGTCGGGACATATCATTGTTTCATTGTCTGTCCTTGAAAGTGCAGGATATCCATGGTATTCCTGTCCACATCTCGGACATATGGCTGTTCTTGTAGTATTATCTTTCATGATCCGCACACCTCCGCACATTTTCTGTAAGCCGCAAGGAGTATCTTCCTGTCAAAGAAGAATGTTTCGTACCCCTCAAGGCAGGTCTTCATGTAAAAGCTGCTCGGAATTCCGATCTGCCGTTCCTCGTGCATAATGTAGGCAAATGCTGTAATGGTTCTGCGCCTGCCTGTTCTGATGCCCTTGTACTGCAGCTTTATGTCCTGCTTGTAGTAGAATGTAGGGAAACCTTCGTAGCGGTCGAGTGCTTTTTCATCCTCCGGGGTAACATCCCAGATGACCACGGGGACTCTGCCGTCCTTGCATCTTTCGATAGTAAGATATGATCCCGTCCTGCTGCCTTTGAAAAGAAGCTCCCAGCCTTTAAGCTCCGCCGTGCCGAGTATGGTTGCATGGGGGCATCTCGTTCTCATCTGCGGAACGTTCAGGTTGCTGCCGTAGGCGATGTAGTATCTTTTTTCCATGGTGTATACCGTCCTTTCTGTTTTTTCCTGAAAGGCTTAAGTCAAGCGCCCTTCTACCACCTTAAGACCGCCGGAGCGGTCGGGGCGGGGCGTTTCACCTAAACCCTTCAAGCGGTTTCTCTTCCGTGTCTGAAGGCGGTGTCTCCGTCAAGGTTCTTTGTAAGTATTTCTCTCGCTGTTGCAAACTCATCTCCGATAAAGCCGAGGCGGAGGAGCCATGTTCTCATCGCGTATTTCGGATTTTCTTTCTGCTGTTCCTTCGGGCTTGCGGTCTTTACTGTCTTTGCCATCTGGCTGAGTGCGAGGCAAAGCTGAATGTAGCTCTTAAGGCGTCCTGCGTGAAGTCCGTTTCTTCTGCCGTCCGCAGGCTTTTCAAATTCAAAGCATCTGAACTCGATCGTGCCCTTGGTGAAGACTGCGTGGTAGTTGGTGATGTGGTAGCGGCTGTCGTTGTAGTGCTGATTTCTGCCGTAGTCCGCGCCGTTGGCTCTGTACCAGATGTCTGCGAGTGCGCTCATGGTCTTGGGCTTCTTTCTGTTTATCTGCCTTACGAACTCGGGCTCTATGGTCTTACAGTAGCGGTTCGTTCTGCTGTCGGCAACCTTAAGGGCGGAAACGATCAGGCTTTCGTGGCTTGCCATGATGTTTGCAAGGTTCCTTAAGGTCTGCGGTGTGTGCCCCTTTGCTCCGATGTGGATGTGAACTCCTGCGCCGATGCCTGCGTGGCTGACCGCCCCGGCTTTTCTAAGGCGTCTTACCAGCTCCTGCAGAAGCTCCATGTCGTCGTAGGTAAGGATCGGGCTGACCATCTCGCACTTTTCGCTATCCGGCCCCGCGATGCTGACGTCCCTCTGGAACTTCCATTCTCTGCCCTGTGCGTCCCATGCGCTCCAGCTGTAGTAGCCGTTCCTGTGGGCGGTGTCTTCGTATCTGCCTGTTCCGAAAAACTCGGCGGCAATCTTCGCTGCTTTGTCCCTGCGGATGTGGTTCATCTCTATCTCGCAGCCGATGGTCTGGTTCTTCATCTCTTCAATCTGGGTTCTTGTTCTTTCGTTCATGGTATGTACCTCCGTAGCCTTGTTTTATAGGGTTTTCCCCCTTCGGTGTGTACATATTAGCGTTATTAAACACATATAGCAATACGATTACTACACGATCTTTTCCCCTTATTTTCAAGGGATAATTGTGTATATCAGCCGCAGAAATACAGTGGTTTTTATGCGGTTATTCTTCTATTCTCTCGGCATAATCTTCGCCGTACACCACATTCAGCCCGGAGCCGTTGTCCCAGCGGACCAGAAGGCTTGCGGTATCATCCACGCCTGTAACGGTTCCCTTGGTTCCGATGGGCGGAGCCTGAACATCATCCATGCGCCTTAAGATCACTCTGCAACCCACAGGGTACTGCGCCCTCACTCTTTCAACTGTTTCTTTACTCGGAAATCTCATTGTCTTCTGCCTCCTTTTTCTGTCCGCTTTTGAATGCTGAGGAACCGCTGAGATTTTTCAGCAGCACCTTTCTTTCTGCTTTATACTCCGCGCCGATAAAACCAAGTCTAAGGAGAAAGCAGCGGAATGCGTATTTCTCGTTGTCGACCTCTTTTGCCTTGGCGGTTATCCTCTGCTGATCCATGCTCATTTTGCAGAGTGCGGAAATGAAATGTGTATAGGCTTTCACGCTTTCGGGATCCGCTTCGGAAAACCAGGGGAAGACCACACGGTCTTCCAATATTTCAATCGGAAGGTCTGCGATGCCGAGCGCTTTCTTGATTAGCTCGCCCTTGGCATCCAGAAGATTGGTGAGGTTTCCGACCTTGACCTTATCGAGCGGTATCTCCACCGTAAGTGCGGCAGGTTCGCTTTGTCGGGCGACATCAGCTTCTTCCGTATTGTTTCCGCCCGTTAATTCTCCGGCGCACTGTGGGGCTTCCTGTTCGCTTACAAAGCCTGCATCGGCGAGGTTTTTGAGCAGGTCAGCGAGGTCTTCCTCACCCTCATACTCCAGCGCCCCGTCCTTTGTTACTGTGATTTCTCCGATGCTGTAAGAGCAGCTTGGAACTCCGTTGTACTTTGCCTTCTGCCCGGTGAAGTCTGCTATTGCCTTGACCAGTGCTTTTCTGTTTTCTCCGCTGACATTGAATTCGTACCTCATGCTTAAGTACCTCCATTTTCTTATTCACCCGAGCCCGATCATGTGGTTTCGAGCGTAGTACATATATCACTCTGAAGCCCTGAAAAGTCAACGGATATGTGCAAGAATTATCAGAATGTTTGCAGTTATTTTTCTACATTAAAGCTCGATCACAGCAGGGTTTGAATAGCCTGCAAGTGTCAGCTCCTTCTGCATCCGGAGGGCATCATCAAGGTTCTTCGCCGGAACCTGGACACACCAGAAAGAGCCCGCAGGTAATGCTTCCACTCTCACATAACTGATCAGCTGTTTGTAAACAATCGCTATGACGTTTTCCGTATTGGTAAGCTTAAGCGGTGTAAACTGCCAGCCTGCCGGGTTGATTTCCGTGCTGCCGTCATTATTCTTTACAGTCACGATAAAATCATCCGCAGATAAAGCGTCGCCAACAAAGCGTTCTTTATTTTTCACCTGAACAGTCATGCTCTCTGCCTGCTTATTGGAGTAGTCGATGCCGGTTACATACACCGCCTTACTGAACAGGGATTCAGATATCTTTCCCTTTCTGCAGGTCTCGTTGTACTTATAGAAATCGATAAACTCATCATTCCCGATGCTCAGGCCGACATGACCGCATTCGCCCTTATCGTCATACAGGCAGAGCACAGTTCCTGCCGGGGCATCCTTTATATCTCCCTCGAAGGCAGGCATCGCAGCATATCCTTTTGTGGAATACATACTGAAAGTGTACCCAAGCAGATAATTGATAAAATTGCTGCAGTCGGTACAGCGGCGGCCTTTGCCATGGAGGTTAAGCCACGGCTCATATGCCATTGTCATGGAGTTGCCGGCATGGTTCGGCTGATCCCAGAAATATTTATATAGCCCTCTCACCCTGTCAGACTCGCCGAGCTGTCCGAGGGCACCCTGCACATACGTCCAGTTTTTGCGGTCGTTATATACAGCGATGCCCTTTTCTGTGAGTTCCGCAGCAGTCATTATTGTTTTTGCCATCATCTTTTTCCTCATAATCTAAGGAGTATATAACTCCTTTACCTGCGAGTAATATGCAATACCCGCGAGTACATAATGAACTATGGGCAGTGACACCCCATTGCCCCACAGCTTATACTCCGCACTGTCCGAATGCGGATCCTTGAGCCACTTTACAATCTGTGCTCTCGTTTTCGGCTTTGAGGATGTCCCCATCACTTTTCTGTGTGTCTCGAACACCTCTGTCCAGAATGATATATCCTCATCCGTAGGATTTTCTGTTTCAAGCCCTCTGCACCACCAGTCCGGAAATCCCTGCAGCCTTGCACATTCCGTAGGGGTGAGCCTTCTGACAATGTAGTAAGGCTCCTCGATAACCGTCGGCGGATCCTTGTAGTCGGTAGCCACAAGTGTATCTGTAGCACCGCTGTCAGAAAAATGCGTGTGATATGAATTCTTGCTTGAATGATACACAGGCTGACCTACCGCTCCGGCTCCTCTTGCCACCATGGCAGGCTCGACTTCCTCTTCGATTACCATAGCAAACTTGGCATTTTTGCCCATGTTGTAGCTTGCCCTGTCGATGCCGTATGCCACCTCGGATACAAAGTTCTCCTCGGGATTTGATAACATCTGGCTTGAAGGCCCCTTGGGACCGTCATTTGCCGAAAGGGATGCGTGTGTGTCCGCAAAAGCAACGGCGTGCTGCTCTATGGTATTTAAGGTATACATGGTTTCTGATTCAGAGTAGCCGTCACCTTTATGTGAAGGTCTGCTTCCGTTTCCTTCCACAACCACAACGCCGCCCTGATTCTTTGCGGGGCACTGGTTTGAAGTATCTATAGTCCTTGCAGTATCCGCTTCATAAAAACCACTGTTCGGATTGTCACTCATCATGGAGTGGCTGTATTTACCACAGATGCCGTATGCCTTCTGTTCAGGCTGCGCCACAGCATCCGGTCCCGATGCCTGCAAAGTCGGTGATACTTCTTCATTTACGGCAAAATTAAAACCTGCCTTTTCACCGCTTGTGAATGCAGGTTTTCCGATGCCGTATGATTTCGGTTCGCATATCGCCACACCGCCCTGGTTGGCGTCCGGGGAATTGCCGCCGGTATCTATAGTTCTTGATGTATCCGTTTCATATACATTTGAACGAGCATTTCTTGTACCCTCGGAGGTAAGGCGCACATCAAATGTCTTAGGCTTATCCTCAACCACAAACGGCTGGTTGTTTCCGCCCGTGCCGTAGGTCGAAAGTACAGTCGGAGCTACCTCCAGCGGCCCTGTGAACCTGGTATCCTGTCCGTGGTTTTCATATACAGCAGCAGGAACCGTTCCGGCTCTTAAAGTCGGTGCGGTCTCTTCTTCGTATCCTATTCCACGGCTGTCCTTGGAATGCTCGGTACAGAAGCCCGCCGCCTCTGTCACCACAGGAGGATGATGTGCTTCGGCACGGAGTGTGC